AAAATATCCCTCTTGATAAATTAGAAATTTTAGCAAAATCATTAAAAACTACACCAGAATGGATTTTAGGACGAGATAAAAATAAAGTGGGAATTATTATGATTGAATTTTTTATGCCAATGATACCTCCAACAGTAACAGCTCAAGAACATAAAGTCACGATAAGGAATGGTAAGCCTATGTTTTATGACTCACCAGAGCTTAAAGAGGCTAAATCGAAAATCTTATCAGGACTTTATCCACACAGACCTCAGAAGCCTTTTGAGGGCGGTTTACAGCTAATTGTAAAGTGGTTATTTCCGAAAGGCAATCACAAGAATGGAGAATATCGTATAACAAAGCCTGATACAGATAATCTTCAAAAGATGCTTAAAGACTGTATGACAAAATCAGTTTTTTGGAAAGATGACGCTTTGGTATGTTCGGAGGTTATCGAAAAGTTTTGGGCTGAACAGCCAGGAATTTATATCAGAATTGAAGAAATACAAAGGCATATAGATTAAGGAGAAATCAGAATGAACGACAACGATAATGTAAATCACCCTACGCATTATACTGGCAAGTTTGAGTGCATAGAGGTAATGCTTGAAACCCAAGGCAAAGAGGCAGTGCAGAACTTCTGTATTTGCAACGCTTTCAAGTATCTTTACAGGCATAAGAACAAGAACGGTGACGAGGATATTGAAAAAGCAATTTGGTACTTGAATAAGTATTTGGAGTTAAGGAGTGACTGGAATGACGGCGAAAGAATATCTTATGCGTATAAGAAATCTTGATGGATTTATAAATGCAAAAATAAAAGAAAAGTCTGAACTTGAAAAGCAAATGACTTGCTTAAAGTCTGTACAGTTTGGTGAAAAAGTTAAAACTTCTTGTTCTGACAATGCACAAAAAACTATTGATAAAATAATCGATATGTGTAATGAAATTGATGAAGAAGTTGATAAGTTGGTTGATTTGAAAAGAGAAGTCAGAGAAAAAATAAATCGTTTATCCGATAATAGATTTAAAAGCGTACTTATTGATTATTATATAAATGGTATGACTCTTGATGAGATAGCAGAGGATATAAAATATAGCAGAATACATACTATTCGCATATATGGAAATGCACTTGATAATTTTGAAAAGATGATACTAAATGATATTGAATGATACTCTTAGTAGTAGTAAAATGATATTGTGAGATGAGGGCGGAAGAGAGTGCAATGGGTTACTCAAGTTGCGACCAGTAACTCGGACGCAGGTGCTCCACCGCCAACAACTTGCGTACTTCTTTCTATATGTTGTTCATACAAATACACGCTCAGTAACAATGAGCCGCCCGTCAGAGCGTTATCTGACCCAAATACAAGTTGCATTTTTGTACCTCCTGATATTTTGCATAAGAGCCGTCCAATAGGGCGGCTTTTGTGTTGTAAGAAAAGAGATGATTCTATGCTTAAATCTTGTCAATACTGTGGCAGAATACATAAGCAAGGAGAAGAATGCAAACTAAAGCCAAAACCAAAGAGAAAATACTATAAGAAAAAACTTACAGAAGAGAATAAAGAAATAGAGAAATTCAGGTGGTCTAAACAGTGGCAACGTAAGCGTGAATACATAAAAAAGCGTGATAATTATATGTGTGTTGCGTGCTTATTGGGGCTTAGGGATACTGCTAAGAGATTAAATACTGTAGGGTTGTCTGTACATCATATCATACCACTTGCTGTTGATTTTGATAAGCGACTTGATAATGATAATTTAATCACCTTATGCTCACTGCATCATCGTATGGCTGATAATGGCGAGATAGAGGCGGATATTCTTACTAAAGCAATTACTTAGAACTCCCCCCCAAGGGGTTTGAACTTAAATCTTATATAACGGAACACCTAACGCGGAGCCAACAACACACAAACAATTCCCAAAATGAAATTTTGAAAGGAGGCGGTCTGATGGCAAGGCCTGCAAAGTCGATAAAAACACAAAGCAGACACAATACAAAAGCTGAAACAAAAGAGCGTGAAGAAGCCGAAAACCGCCTCAAAGGTAATTCAAATATTGAAATTCCTGCGTATCTTACAGAAAATCAGAAAGTCATTTTTGAGTATATAAAGAGTGTCCTCGATAGTGATGGGGCAGATATTCTCGGCCAGCTTGATGTATATATTCTGTCTCAAACAGCTATTACAATAGACAGACTTCGCACTATTGATGAGCAAATAAACTCAATTCCTACATTGATGACAGATAAAGACATCATTTCAGCAAGAAAAGCTTATACACAAGAATTTTTTCGATGTTGCAACGAGCTGAGCCTATCTCCTCAAGCAAGAGCAAAAATAGGAAGCCTTAACCTTAGTAAGAAAAACGAACAGACGGACCCACTCTTGCAGATTTTGAAAAGAGCTGATAGCTCGTGAAAATTCGGGAACATCAAAGCTATAAATACGCCAGTGAGGTTTGCAATGGTGAAATCATTGCTCCTAAGTATGTCATAATTCAGTGCAAAGAATTTTTGAAAATTGCTGACGGAAAATCGGAAAAATACTGCATTAACGAAGATACAGTAGATTTAATTGATAATATTTTGAAATTGCTTGTAATGGCAAGAGGTTTGAAAGCACAGCAAACAATCTATGAAGCCTTTGCAGGATTTCAATTCTTTCTGATAATCGCTGTACTTTGTACAGTTTATAAAGACAATAAAAATCATAGACGATATGAAACAGCTATATTGGAGATATGCCGAAAGAATGGCAAAACCTTCCTTGTAGCTGTTATTTTTATAATTCTGTTTTTTATAGAGCCGAAATTTTCAAAGTTTTATAGTGTTGCTCCTGATGGTTCACTTTCGAGAGAAGTACAGACAGCTATCAGAGAGATTATTCAGAGCAGTTCTGCACTTGACGGAAAGTTCAAGATTCGCAGAGATGATATACTTTGCCTGCTTAATCAAAATGATTACTTTCCGCTAAATTTCTCTGCGTCAAGGCTTGACGGTAAATTGCCGAATGCGTTTGTTGCTGATGAAGTCGGAGCGTTGACAAGTAATTATCCTCTTGAGGCTATGCGTTCAGGTCAGCTTATGATCCTCAATAAGCTTGGCTGTATTATCAGCACAAAGTATCCAACGATAAACAATCCATTTGAAGATGAAGTTGCTTATGCAAAAAAGGTCCTTGATGGAATTATTCAAGATGATAGTGTTTTCTCATTGTTATATGAACCTGATGAGCCTAAGAACTGGATGTCAGATGATAAGGTTATAATGCAGGGCAATCCGCTTGCTATGGTTGTTCCTGAGGTTATGAAAGACCTTGTAAAAAAGAGGGCTGTCGCAATAGAAAGCCCGCTGAAAAGAGAAAATTTCTTAACTAAACACTGCAATATAATCTATCAGGGCATAGGAACAGAAACATATATCCCTGTCGATGAGGTGCAAAAATGTAAGGCTGACAAAATAGACTGGCAAGGTCGTCGTGTGTATTTGGGCGTTGACCTTGCAGAAACAACGGATAATTGTGCCGTGGCTATTGCTTCGCTTGACGATTACGGCAATATTCTTGCTGATGTACTGGCTTTTATACCAGAAGGCAGGATTGATATTAAAAATCGCAGTGAAAAGATTGATTACAGAACATTTATCGAGGCTGGAAAGTGCATAGCTTGCGGAGATAATGTTGTTGACTATGCAGTTATTGAGCAATTTGTTTTGGACATTGAAGATACATATGGCGTTGAGGTTTGCGGAATTGCATTCGATAGATACAACGCTATGTCATCTGCTCAAAAATGGGAACAAAAATATACCAATCTTACTGTAGAGGTTAAGCAACATTCGAGCGTACTGCATCCAGCAACAAAGCTTTTGCGTGAAAAGATAATTGATGGTCAGTTTCAATATGAAGAGAATAAATTGCTTGAAATAAATTTTCAAAATGCCAAATGTGTAGAAGACACAAATAAAAATAAGTATGTAAACAAAAAGAAATCAAATGGTAAGGTTGATATGGTTGTGGCTTTGATAAATGCAGTATATTTGTTGAATGAATTTGAAATTTTAAGCGACATTGCTTGGTCAGTACAAATTTAAAGGTGGTGAAAAAGTGGGAATATTCCAAAAAATAATGGAAAAACGAATGCTTGACAGCAATTCTCTTGCAACTACATTAACATCAATAATCGGAGCTGAAAAGATAACAGAAACGGAAGCAATGAATATTCCGTCCTTAGCTGCCTGCGCTGAATTTATTTCAAGCAAGGTCGCAGAATTGCCAATCAAGTTGTATTGCGAATGTGGTGATGAAACACAAGAACTTACTGACGATAAGCGAGTAAGCCTGCTTAATGATTCCACAGGAGATTTACTTGATTGTTATCAGCTTAAAAAAGCAGTTGTAAGAGATTATCTGCTTTTCGGAAACGGATACATTTATCCAGAAAGGCATAGAAACCAATTTGTATCTTTAAGATATGTTAAGCAAAATAATGTAAATTGCGTGAAAAATTCGGACCCGATTTTTAAAAAAGCTGATTTTATGATATATGATAGAAAGTTTCGTGATGATGAGCTTATTCGTGTTTTAAGAAGCTCGACAGATGGAGTTACTGGAACAGGCGTTATTGATGAGGCTAACGAATTGCTCACCGTGATTTATAAAACAATGATTTTTGAAAAATATCTTGTTGTAAATGGTGGCAACAAAAAAGGCTTTTTGAAATCTGCACGAAAACTAAGTGATGAGGCAATGGAAAGCTTGAGAAACGCTTGGAATAAGCTATATAGCAATAACGGAAATAATATGATGCTCTTGAATGATGGCATAGATTTTAAAGAATCCTCGAATACAAGCGTTGAAATGCAGTTGAATGAAAACAAGAAAGCAAACAACGATTATGTATGCGAGATTTTCAATCTATCGCCCTCTGTCATAGCTGGAACAGCAAACGATGAATCTTATACCACTGCGATTAAAACGGCTGTAATGCCTGTTATAAGGGCTTTTGAAACAGCTTTGAATCAAGGCTTGCTTTTAGAAAGCGAAAGGCACAGACACTATTTTGCTTTTGATACAACAGAACTTCTCAAGGGAGATATACTTAAACGCTATCAGGCATATCAAATAGGCTTAGCAAATAATTTCTTACAGGCTGATGAGGTTCGATATAAAGAAGACCTAAAACCACTTGGCTTTAATTTCATACGCTTGGGCTTGCAAGATGTTCTTCTCGACCCGAAAACAAACACAATCTATACTCCGAACACAAATCAAACAACAATGTTTGGGCAGAATGTAAATCAGCAGATAGCTGACAGTATGAATGAAGAAACAGAGCAACGCTGGGACGGTCAGCCTCGTGATAGTGACGGCAGATTCGATAAAGGAAAAAGACGAAGATTAGTTCGTTCAGGAGCAAAGCGAAAAAACTCTGAAAAATCCTCTGAAAGACTTGAAAAATTGGATAAGAATGATATAATAAAAGAAAAAAGTTATAAACCTATCACAAAGATAACAGATAGTGCAATTACACGTGTTCCAAAAGTTAATATTCGTGGATATACAGAAGAGCAATGTTCAGAAATTCAAAGGCAACATAAAGAACTATTGCGATATTCAAAAAATAACAACAATAATAAAGAAGTTGCTTTTGTTTTTGATAGTTCTATAAGTAAACGAAAAGAGTTTGTTGGCTCTGATGATATGCTTGATTTTGGTAGTTCATTGCACGGCAAAGATTTGCTTGTTATGCACAATCATCCAAGGAATAGCAGCTATTCTGATACCGATATTGCGTTTTTACTTGAAAATGATAATGTTCGTTCTTTGTCAATAGTAAAAAATAATGGCTCTGTTGAAATTTTAACAAAGAGCTCTTCCTTTGACAAAGAAAAAGCTATAAATGAGTTCAAACGCTCATACAAAAAGTATGTTAAATCAGGAAAAGATTCAGAAATTGATAAGGCTGTAAACAAATTTATATCTAAATACACGGAGGGACTTTTATGGATAGAAAGCCAATAAACTTTTTAGATGGTAATCCTGAAGAACGAACTAAAGCAATGAAAGAATTTTTTGGGCTTTCCCCTGAACAATCATTTCAGGATTTAACCGTTGATGATAATGATAACGAAAATAATAATGATGATTAAACTGCCCTTAAACAAGGCGGTTTTTCTATGCCCGAAAGTAGGTGAAATAATGGACTTCCGAGAATTTATAGAAGAAAGATTCATAAAAAGAAACTAAGCACTTTGAGAAATCAAGGTGCTTTTTTAATGCCCTGAGTATGGCTTAAAACTGCTCTATTTTTATACCCGAAGGTAGGTGAGAATATTGCAAATCGAAATCAGAAGTAGCAATGAGGCTGTTATAAGCGGTTATGTGAATGCTGTTGAGCGTGATAGTCGCATAATGCCAAAAGGCAAGGGAGCAACTGCGGTACGAAGTTTTGTTGAGCGAGTTAGGGCAGGCACATTCGATAAAGCTATAAAGCGAGGCACGCCAATAGAGCTTCGCTTTAATCACGACAAAATAATAGGCGACACTACAAGCAATCTTGAGCTCTATGAAGATAATATCGGCCTTTATGCGAGGGCAATAATCAGTGATACCCAGGTTATCGAAAAAGCTCAGCGTGGTGAACTTCGTGGTTGGTCATTCGGCTTTATCGCAGAGGGTGAAACTTGGGACAAAGAGGGTGAGATTGACAGACGAACACTTGAAGATATTGACTTGAAAGAGGTTTCAATCCTCGATAAAACACCCGCATATTTTGGCACTTCCGTTGAAGTAAGGAAAGAAGAATCGAATGTTTTTGAAACAAGAGGAATCGCAGAGAGTATAAAGCTTATTGGAAAAGAATCACCGAAAACTAATAGCTTAGAAATCTATGAAAAAGAACTTGAAATTTTGAAAGAGAGGTAATTTATTATGAAGGCACTAATCGAAAAGAAAAATGCTCTACTTGATGAGGCAGACGCTCTTATCAATAAAGCAAAGACAGAGAACAGAGCGTTTGAGGATAGCGAACTTAGTCGCTATAATGAAATCAAAGCAGAGCTTGCAAGGCTCAATAAGACTATTTCAGCCGTAAAAGAAACAAGAGAAGCTGAAATTGACGAACCTGATAATAAAAAGAACAGTACAGAAGAAACCGAAACAAGACTTTTTGAAGCTTATATCCGAAATCCGAAGGCTGTTGAAACTCGTGCTGACACTAATCTCACCTTCGGTGCTAATGGTGCGATTATACCAACAAGCATTGAAAATAAGATTATTGATAAGGTGAAAGAAATTTGCCCTATTTTTGAACTTGCAACAAAGTATAATGTCGGCGGTACTCTTACAATTCCGTACATTGATACAGATACAAGCGATAATAAAATGGCTTATTCAACAGAGTTTACAGAACTTGAAAGTACATCGGCAAGTTTTAAGTCGATTTCTCTTACAGGATTCCTTGCTGCAACACTTTGCAAG